GTGCTGTGATGTCACCATTACCTGTCCCACCTGTAGTTATGCCCGTAACTCTACCATAGGCATCTACAGTAATATTGTCAATCTTTGTTGAATTTGAGGTTGAGCCATATGTTCCTGCTCCTATTCCACCTGTAGCCATATTCAAGGTAACAGTTCCGCTTGTGCCGCCTCCTGTTAAGTTTGTACCTGCCGTAACACCTGTAATATCTCCAACATTGGTAGTATAACCAGCACCATTTGTGAGCTGATTGTTATTAGTGATGTAGTTGGCATTAGTTGCACCTGTATATCCTAAATCAGCAAGTGTTATTGTTTTAGAACCAAGACCCGTAACGTGTCCGTAAGTATCTAATGTAACATCTTGTATTACTGTTGCGCCACTATTATTTATAGAACCTTGTGCAGAAGTGTCAGCGTGTGATACCGTTACAGTACCGCTTGTTCCGCCTCCGCTTATTCCACTTCCCGCAGTAACACCCGTAATGTCTCCTACGTTAGTTGTATAACCTGCTCCGTTTGTTAATTGATTGTTGTTTGTTATGGTATTGTTTATCGTAGTGCCACTTATAGATATTCCAGTACCAGCCGTATAGGTTGTGTCTGTATCTGTAGAATTAACAGTAAAATTAGGATAAGTTCCAGTTACTGTAGTAGCCCCTGTTCCACTTATTGCAACGGTCTTGTCATATAAATTTACAGAACCTTCTGCTACATCGTCTGAGTCTAATACAACAACTCCAGTTTGACCATTCACAGAATCAACTGGAGCGGCATCTGAAGTAGCGTTTATAGTAAAGCTAGGATAAGAACCAGCAACAGTTACATTTGTTCCTCCAGTAAGAGAAACAACTTGGTCTGGAGATGTGTTAGTAACAGTATTGCCATCTAAAGATATTCCAGTTCCAGCTGTTAAATTATCTTGCTTAGTTAGCTCTAAATTATTAATATCTCCTTCGTTTGTACTTACTTGAGATTGCAAGTTAGAATCTGCGGCTATTCTAGCGGTTTCTTCTGCATCTATGTTTTGCTGTAATATTAGGTCGTTATTAGCTCTAGTTGTAGCCTCTGAACTAATATCATTTGCCAAATCAGTATCTGCTGATATTCTAGCATTTGTTTCAGTAGTTAAATCACTAATCAAAGGATAAAAAGAACTGTAGTCAGCCTCATTAGCTACAATAGCACCTAGTCTACCAAATACAGTAGTAACAGCATCTGTGTTATCCACCTTCTCCCAAGCAGTACCGTTAGAAATTACCCAATCCCCAATAGCATAATCAATAGTCTCATAAGTACCTGCCACAGAAGTTACATAGTAATTTCCTTTTACTGTTGAAGCAGCAGGCAATGTAGGAGTATCTGTAGAAGCATCCCAAGTACCTTGATATTCTAATTGACCTACAATAGAGTCTGGTAAGTAAGCCTCAGCTATTTTAGCTCCACTATCTAATGGTGCATATCCGTTTGCTTGACCTTTCTCACTTATATCTTGCTTGTCGCTTTGTAAATTAGATATGTCTGTATCATTGCTAGAGATGTTCGTCTCAGCAGTTGTTAATCTACCATCTAAAGCAGTAATGTCTCCATCATTAGAAGTTATCTGAGACTGTAAGTTGCTATCAGCAGCTACCCTAGCGGTTTCTTCTGCATCTATGTTATTTTGTAAGGTAGTGTCATTTGCTAATCTAGTAGCAGCTTCACTATCTATATTAGACTGTAGGGTGCTGTCTGCTGAAATTCTATCCGCTTCTTCTGTATCTATATTAGACTGTAATGCAGTATCAGCTGCTTGCCTTGCCGTAGCCTCCGTGTTGTCAGCAGATATTCTAGCAGCTTCTTCTGCATCTATATTGTCTTGTAATGTGTTATCATTAGCCAATCTAGTAGCGGCTTCAGCCGAATCAGCAGCAGCTCTTGTAGATGCTTCTGCATCTATATTGCTTTGAAGAGTATTATCAGCAGATATTCTAGCAGTCTCTTCAGAATCAATGTTTGCTTGTAAAGTATTGTCGCCAGCAATACGAGCTATCTCTTCTGATTCTATATCATCCTCATTAACACCAACTCTTTGAGTTAATTCAGTTAAATCTGTTATTTGAAGGTCAATAAGGTTTTCATTATCGGTTAATCTAGCATCTATTCCAGATGGGTCTATAGTTACCGTTTGACCTGACACCGTAGTTTCAATACCACCAATACCAACAATAGATAAAGACTCTGAGTCTAAATCTACAGCTCCAGAACCTGTATCTCCTGCGATGTCTAAATCTTGAGCAGTAATGTTATTATCTACATAGTCTTTAACGGCTGCTGAGGTAGGTATAGTGCTATCATTATCATTATTAGCAATACCATCTGCTTCATCTACAAACTTTGTGACAGTAATATTTTCTGTAGTATCTTTTAAGTTACCAAACTCTAAAGTGCCATCTGCTTTAAAGTCACCAGCCGTGTTTAAATGTAAACCAGAACCATTGCCTTCTCCATCAGTTAATTCTTTAGATGCTTCAGTCAGAGCTTCATTGTCTTCTGTCTTAAGAAGACCTTGAAAAGTATCTTTGATTTTCTTGTCTTGTAAACTTGCCATTTTATGTTGTTTTATTACTTTCTTTTGTTTTGTTTATCTTCTTTAAGAATGCTTCTAACTTAATCACATTCTCCTTCTTTGGCTTATATGTAATTATTTCTTTTTTCATTATAATACCCAAGAATGAAAGTTTACATCTTTATCTGGATACATCTCGCCATTAGTATTCTCATTATATTCTGGATAGTCTTGGCTATAGAATCCCATAAAATCCACAAACCTACGAGTATAAAACTCTGCGGTTTCTGTAACCCTGTTTAACATAGCGTTCATCTCTTCAACAGATATTGTCTCTGAGTTTTCACTTCTATGCTTATACACACCTCCATTGCTTATCTGATACATAGCAAAAGGCAAATAACAGCTTTGAGTAAACCAAACAAGCATTGGTTTGATGTAAACATCAATTAAATCCTTATACTTTTTGTTAGCTAAGTCATTTATTTCATCGTTAATAATTAAAGCTTGAAGTTTGGCGTAAAGCTTTCCTCCTAAATAGTTTTGTATATGAGTATCTTGAGCCACTTCAATAAATTGAATAAGCTTATCACCATCTACGTTACCATCTATGATAGATTTACGTTTTAAGTCGTTTATATTTATAAAAAGTGCCTTTTCTGCCATAATTATTTGCTTTTAGGATATGCACCTCTATTTGGCATATCAGTAGGTCTTACTGGTACTTCTTTTGGGTTGTTAGGCTCATTAAAACCGTCTTGAACAGCATCAGAAGCTTCTACTTCAGTATCTGCACTTACTTTCTTCTTGTAAACCCTTCTTTCCCAAAAATGGTGGCAATTAACTCCTCCTTTGTACTTAAATAGACTATAATTTTGTTTATTGTGTCCTAATTCCTTGTTTAGCCCTCTAAAAGACATCTGTGAGATGTCTTCTTTTCTGAATACAACCTCTTTTGATGTTAAAGACTCTAATTGTCTACAGAATTTACGGCTATCAGGAGAGTTTCTAAGCGGTGCATAAGCATATCTAACCTTATACCCTGCATTATCTTGAGAAGAGCTTGCAGATGCCTTAGAATCGCTCTCTGTTACTGCTAGTTTAGTAAAGTCAAACTCTTCATTGTCATTTCCAACAGCTTCTGAGTGTATTAGCTCCCAATCAGAGCTAACTACCTCTCCCATTTCTTCTAACTGAGCTAATATATCGTCTCCTTCTTCATCAGAGAAGTCAAGAGACTCTTGGGAAGATAATTTCTCCCCAGTCTCTTCCTCTCTTTTAACTTTAGTAGAGATATTCTCTAGTTCTGTAAATTCTATTGGCTGTAATGTTACAAAGTATAAGTTTAAGAAGATATTGTTAAACTCTAGTATATCCTCAAAGCCATCTATTAAAGCTTGTTGGAATGGTCTAATAACAATGTTATCCATAAGGATGGAAGCAGTTCTTAATTCTTCTGCATTGTTACCAAAACCAGTATTATCTTTAATACCTAAAAGGATTGGAGATACAATACCGTGACCAAGCATAATCTTTTCTCTACTCTCATCAGCTAAGAACTGATATTGAGCGTGAGCATCTGGTAAATGTATTGGCTCTAAGTCAGCCTTTGTTTCAGCAGACTCATTAAACGTAAGAATAAACTTACCAGCATTAGAAGAGCCACTAAACTTCTCCATTATCTTTCTTTCAATAATTTCTTGAGTTTCCTCATTCGGAACTCCGTTATTGAAGTTAATTAGTAAAGATGGCTGTAAGCCATTC